CTTTAAACCAGACTAATTACGCCTATTTTGTAGCGGGAACTGGACTCGAACCAGTGACCTTCGGGTTATGAGTTTAAAAACATCATCTTTCAAATTCATAACCTTTTGTTTTCCAACGCTATAAAATTTACAAAACAGCTAAAATAACAGCAGTTTGTATTCGTTATTAGTATTCGTTTTAACTATCTTTTGGGGTGAAAATCAATAATTTTTGATTTATTCTTATGCGGTTCTTCTATCCACATTCTCGGTTGAATGTGTTGGTTTTTTTAATTCTTCAAGCTCTTGTTTTAAACGTTTTATTTCCTCATCTTTATTGTCTACCATAGCTCCATACCCTAATATTAACCAGAGGGGTTTGATTTCAGGCATTATTTTCATTATCTTCTCTAAGAGACTCGCGGGGACAGGCTTATTTCCTGCTATCAGTACAAGTAAATCACTGTAATCAATTTTTAGCAATTTAGCCAAATCTTGATAACTTATATTTTTTACTCTACAGATTTCATCTAAACGTAATCCTAACCTTTCTAATGATGTTTTATCATATACGGAACTATTATATCTACTTAGATCATCTTCTATCCAATTTTGTGGTTCTAAAAAAGATTCCTCAAGCATATTTCCTTTACCAGAAAGCAACCACTTAATATTTATATTGTCAAATTTGTTTGAAATTTCAACAATCATATCTACACTGGGACTCTTATTTCCATCTTTTAAACGATTAATTTTTTCAGAAGACTGCCAATTTAGTCCATTTTTAGCAAAATCAGAAGGGTTTTTATACCCTTTATATTCAGCTATTTGCATAATTCTTTCAAAAAAGTTTGTCATTTTTTATCAAATTAATTTGTTAATTTCAAATTTGTTTGTATCTTTGCCCCTGTAAAATTACCTATGTAAAATTGCAGGGGTAAAAGTATATAATAAAATGAATTTGACCAAAGAAATTGTTAATTTTTTCTCAGAAAAAGGAGAAAAACAAAAAAGAAGAATGCAACTCGCATTGGCTATCGGCGTTGGATATGATACTATAAATAGGTATATAGACGACGATAATGAGAAACTTGACAATACAAAATGTCGAAATGCTCTCATTGATATTACAGGAGTTCCTAACGAACAACTTTTTGAAATGTCTAATCTTTTAAATTCTAAAAGCTATGTTTAAACGAATCACTTATTATCATCTCGACAAGAATTGTAAGCTCTTCCGTGTAGAGCTTCTTACCTTGCTATTTGGTTTTGTTATCCATCGTGAGTTTTGCGATGTGATATAATGTTCTCTTTTTCCTATTAAAGATGACAGCCGAAACAGTATATGAGGTAGTTCAAGCGTTGGATAACAAACAACGAGAGCTCTTGCGACAAATGCTCAATACTGATAAAGAAACACAAGAAACCAGATCTAAAAATAAAAAACAGCTATGGGAAAAAAACAAATTAAGAGAAAGAATCATCAACGACTTCAAAAAAAGAGCAAGGGAGTTCAAAATGAAAAACACTCTCCCCTACTCCTCTTTGAAGTAGAACCTATAAGCTCTACTGCTCAGGTGAAACCTACTTATAAGGTGTCGCCTAAAAAGCGGAAGATTTATAACAATACTTACCGCTTAAAAAGTAAAGGCTATAAGGTAGAACCTCATAAGCACACTATCTATGCCTATGACGAAGAGGTTATGAGCACTACGCAAGCCAAAAACCTAATGAAACTTGGCTTCTGTGTACAATTAGAAATTAAGTAAACAATATTACAGAAAATGAAAAACTTAGATGATTTAAATGAAACTCTTTTTGAATTAATGTCAGACATAAAGGAAGGTAAAGTAGATGTGAAAAAGGCTCAAGCTATTACTAATGCTGCTAATACTATCATTCAAAGTGTGCGTACACAAGTACAAGGAATGGCAAAGTTGAATGGAGCAGGAATACGTCCTAAGGGACTTATTGGTGAAGCTGAGCGCACCGAAAAGGCACTGCCTAAATCAGCTGATACTTATGACAAAAAGAATGCTTATGCCCAAAGTCTTGGTTATAAAAATGTAACTGAGGCTATTTCAAAGATGGGATTAAAAGAATTTAATGACAGTTTTGAAGAAAACACTTAAACACTATGGCTAAAACAGTTATTACCCCAGAAAGAGCTGTCTTCATTCGTGAACATTATCTAATAATGTCAAGTACTAAAATTGCCAAAGCATTAGGCATATCAGATACAGCTGTCCAGAGGTATCTCAAAAAAAATAATCTAAAAGTTCCCTCTGCATTGTATAATTCTTGGAAAAGTGAGGGACTCAAGCGCCCCCTCTCTGAAGAAGAACAAAACTTTATTCACAACCATATTCACACACATTCTACCAAGTGGATAGCTGAGAAATTAAAACGTAGTAATGTTACAATAAATAAGGAAGCACACCGCTTAGGGTATGCCAAACTAATGAAAGAAAAATCGGAAAAAAGCCGTTATAAAAAAGGTCGTACCCCCGAGAATAAAGGTGTAAAGATGAGTGATGAAATTTATGAAAAATGCAAACATACGTTTTTTCAGAAGGGTAACTTGCCTCACAATACCTTACCAGATTATAGCGAGGTTGTTCGTGATAGGAAAAAAACTCCCTATATTTATATCAAAATACCAGGGAAACGCAAAATGATACCTAAGCATCGTTATTTATGGGAAGAGGCATACGGAGTAATTCCTAAAGGGTTTAACATTATATTCAAAAACGGGAATACTCTTGATTGTCGATTAAAAAATTTAGAATGCGTAAGCGACAAACAATTAATGCAACAAAATACTATTCACCAGTATCCAAAAGAGCTGAAAACTGCAATGAGACAAATTTCTAAAATTAAAAAAATAATTGAAAAAGAAAATTAATAGTTATGGCAAAAGCATATGTCACAGTTGATTTAACAGATGTAGATACTTCTGAACTATTAGAGGAACTCGAAGAACGTTCAAGAAGGAAAGAAGTGGAAGATTGGTTAAAAATATATACTGAAGATTCAGATTTGGCAGATAATAAATTCATAGTTCCCGATTCTCTCTCTATTATCGACGAAAAGAAATTTGAGTTTTTTCACCAACACTATAAGGATATCTCCTTAGAAGCATTAGAACAATTGGCTAATTGATAAATTAGCACATTAGAAGATTCTTTTTATGATTAAATCATCCGTCATAGACAAATTATACGAAGCCGACCTGTGCCAAGCCATTGGTAGGGTCTATACCGATGCTTCTTATAAGATACGTAACAACGGTACTGCCGAGGGCTTCTCTCCTTTCAAAAACGAACGCACTCCGAGTTTTAAAGTATCGAATGTGAAGAATATTTGGAAGGACTTCGGTACGGGTAAAGCTGGCACAAATATCATTGATTTCATTCAAGAATACAAAAGCGTTGACTTCCTCGAAGCGGTAAAGCTTGCTTGTGAAACATTAAACGTACCTATTGAGTATGAACACGAAACCGATTTTCAAAAGGAAAAACGCGCCCAAAAGCAATCCCTTAGCCAAATTCTTAAAAAAACTTCCGAGCTATACCGTCAGAATTTTGTGAGTTTATCTCCCGAAATGAATGCAAAAAAGTATATGCTTAGTCGTAGTTTTACCGATGAAATCTTAGATAACTTCGGTATTGGTTACGCCTTGGCAGGCTTATATGAGACGTTCAAAGAACAAGCAATCGTGAGCGAGGGGGAAACCTTGGGACTGTTGAAAAAGAATCAACAGGGTATGTACTACGATTTCTTCAAGGGGAGAATCATTTTCCCTATATGTGACAAACACGGGCATTGTGTAGGTTTTGGAGGGAGAATCCTTACGAACGATAAAAAACAACCTAAATACCTCAATTCCCCCGAATCAGACCTATTTAACAAATCGGAGCTACTATATGGCTTTCATTTAGCGCGTAATACCATTGCCCAAACAGGTGAGGTATACCTCGTGGAAGGCTATACTGATGTAATGCGAATGCACCAAATAGGTTTTACCAATACGGTTGCTACGCTTGGTACCGCACTCACCCCACAGCACCTACAGCAGCTCAAGAAGCTATGCCGTAAGGTGATTATCTTCCGCGACAGCGATAGCGCAGGCCAAAATGCCGCTCATCGCGATTTAGAAATGATATTGCAGGCAGGTTTGTTTGCCGAATTGGTAGTAATTCAATCAGAAACCAAAGAAGATCCCGACAGTATAGGGCAACGCTCCGAAGCAGTAGAAATTATCAAAGCCTCACGTACTGATGCTATTGTGCACCTCGTAGGGGAAGCTTATCGCACAGGTCTCAACCGCTATGTGGCTACTCACGGTGAAAGCAAAAAGCCTCTCCTTTTGCCCGAAGATAAAAAAGTCCTCACAGATTTAGCCTCTAAGCTCGTAGGCTGTATTCCTGATGATACTACCCGCGAGGCGTATACCGAGCAGCTAAAAGAGTTGTTTAAAATTAAAATAGCTTCAAAACCTGAGAAGTTCGAAAAGCAATATTTCAAGACACCAGAGATAATTATTGATATGGGAGAAAAAAACTCTTCCCTTAGTAGACCAGTAGGCGACGGCGATGGCTCTCTCGACTTCTATCTCTTCCCTGACGAAGTAGAGAATCCTTACCTCTATAAGAGTGAAATTATAGAGTATGGGCTTTTCCAACATAAGAACCGTATCTATACATCAGTAGGTAAAGAAGGTAAAGAGTACTTTATGGCAATCTCTAATTTCTCTATTGAAATTGTACAGCATATGCAGGACGAGCAGTTTCCGATGAAACTTATACGTATCTGTAATGTGCATAACACTGAGAAGATTTTTGATGTGATTTCAGATAGAATAAACACGCTACCATCTTTCAAGAATGTGGTCACCTCTTATGGAAACTTCTCCTTCTCTGGTACAACTGCGCAGCACGAACGCCTACTGCGTTACCTGTTCGACCGTATGGGTAACGGACGAAAAATTGATGTATTAGGATGGCAACCTGAGGGGTTCTGGGTGTGGAACAACAAAATAGTGATACCAGGGGAACGAGAAGAGCTCATTAATAAAGAAGGACTTTTTAAGCTGAATAACGAGAGTTACTATATACCATCGGCAAATAGAAACTACGACAAGAATATCTATAAGTATGGGGCACAAAAAAAGTTCAAATCATTTGAAACTCAAATGAGCATTCCTAACTATTTTCGTCAGGTTTATAAAGTACACCGTGGGTATGCTATTACAGGTATTCTCTTTGGTATAGGTTCGCTCTTCCAAGACATCGTGGTGAGCTGTACAGGATTCTTCCCGATACTATTTTATTTTGGACCTGCTTCTACAGGTAAAGACAATATATGTGAAGCCATACAATCGTTTACAGGAGTACCTCAAACTGCCATACAATTGGAGGGTGCAGCGTCCACCATCAAAGCACAGATACGAGAGTTTGCTCAATTCAGCAATGGTATCTCGCAACTCTCGGAGTACAAGCGAGGAAACCCACAAGTAGACGGTATCATCAAGGGCTTATGGGATAGACGAGGCTACAAGCGGGGGTCTATTGAAAGCAAGGTAGCGGTAGATGAAGTACCTATCATCAGCTCTACCATACTCACAGGCAACGATTACCCCAGTGCCGAAGCTCTTATTTCACGCCTTATTTGGGAGGAGATGGAGAGCAGAGATTTCAGTGAGGAAGAAAAAAAGGAATACGATAAACTAAAAGATATTGTTCGTAAAGGTATTTCGGGTATATCCGATACATTTATTAACCAACGTGTTTTTTTTGAAGAACGTTTTCTTGACACTTACCGCGTAAATAAAATTGCCTTAGGAAAGCTTGAGAAATTGCAAAACTTGCCAACCCGTATTATCGATAATTTAGCAGTATTGCACACCATATATAATATATTTGAGTCACAACAGTTCTTTCCTTTTGGCAAAGCAGATATGATAAGTCATTTTGAACAGATAGTGGAGAACCAACGTCGAAAACTCGATACCGACTCTCCTATCAATAAGTTTTGGGATTGTTTTCTATCGTGTATGCGCTTAACTCAGGGGGAGACATTAAGGATAGATGTAAATATAAGAGAGGAAGGAGGACTCTTAAAATTCAACTTCACGACTGTGTTCAGTATCATTCAGCGACAATGGTTTGTACAGAATCGCGAAGCTGCACCTTCAAAAGCTGAAATGAGAAAGCTCATTAAAGAATGTGAAGCTTATAGAGATGAAGTGAAGAGTATTCGCTTGAATATGGATATCAATAGCCCGACCAGTGCTTTCGTGATAGACTTGAATAAAATAGTTATCAAACAAGAACTAATGGCAGAAATAGAATTACAGCGTATACGAAACCCGAGAGCTAACAACAATAATATTCCGGAAGCAATAGAAAATGAAGATGATTTACCATATTGATTATTTTTTTCGAAAAACACAATTTGTAGCTAAAAACCCCTGAAAAATTTTCCTACATTTCCTACAAAGGTTTATTTGTTTTTAAATCAGTAAATTAAGTAGTAAAATCACGTAGGAAAGTATGTAGGAATTGTAGGAAAGCGTAGGAAAGTTTTTTTACTTTCCTACAAAATCCTACAAGATTCTACAAAAAAATGATTACTACAACATACAAAGGATTGAAAAATAACGTCTTAACTCCTTTGTAGTATTTGTAGGAAATGTAGGAAAAAAAAACGCCACTTTTTTGTAGAAAAACACTTTTTTTTAAAAAAAACGTGTTTTTGATAGACACATATTATAGTAAACAAAAATTTGTATAAGCTTTATTTATATTAACAGTTTGTTATACCTGACACCTAAACCCTAACACCTAAACCCTAAAATGGAGTACTTTTTTAAAATATTAACAAATATGAAAGTAGAGTCGGTATACCTGCACAAAAACAATTGTGTAGCAATGGGGCTCTATCGTCAAGGGAACTTGGTAGGAGGATTGCTCCCTGCAGGTAGCCCACTCGACCTCTCGGAATATATTAAATACCTATATGATATATTCCCCGAGCAGAAAACAAACCTACCTATGTACAAGTGTTTGAATGTGACTATTACCTACGCCAATGACGGCTGGGGAAAATTCTTGCACAATGAAGAATTACTATGCGATCCACAGGGAAAGAAAAAGAGTTTTATTAGTAAACCACTACTCTATATTGAGCCTATCATCACGCACTTTAAGAAGAGTAATGCTTATATTGCTGCTCTCTACTGGCACCAATACTTGGTAGGATTGTGCAATGTGCCTGTAACGAAGACAACAAAGTCACTTAACTTGAAAGACTTTGCCCCTTACCTATATACAATATATCCAAAAGACATCAATGAGCTGGATACCTTTGTAGAGAAGAATACTGCGATTGAGTATTTCTACAACGACGAAATGATAATTAGCAAATTAGAAAATTAATATGATAAACATTACCTTACAACTACCTATTTACCTTGTTAAGTATATGCGCACGCTTTACAGCGAGCCTTACGTGCCTAAATCGGACGACGAAATGGGTATTTATATCCTCAACATTTTGCAACGTAAAACAAACGTATCAGAATACCAATACAGGGAACGCAAGGATACACTGCACCCTTATCAGCTTAGCATTAGTATGAGTTGTTACGAAAAGCGAGGTTGTATAATACCGACCGATAAGAATGCCCTTATCGTGAAATTTGTGGATAGTCATTTTCGTAAAGAATTATTTCGAAATGCCGTGCTGAACAACTATTACTACTGTATACCCTACCGTACCAGTATACTCAACTCCTTGCAAGCCTATAATATTACTGAAAGTGAACTCTCTTACGAGACCATTCGCAAGGATTTCAACCGCAAAAAAGAAGAAATTGAAAAACGATTATTAAAATGAACACACTACACCTCACCATCAAAAAGAAATGGTTTGATATGATACTCTCAGGGGAGAAAACAGAAGAGTACCGCGACATCAAATCGTATTACAACCTTCGCCTTATTGGAAAAGAGTACGACACTGTCGTCTTTCGCAATGGCTATGCTCGTGATGCTCCAAGCCTCACCATAGAATTAAAAGCAATACGTTTTGGTACAGGCAAACCCGAATGGGGCGCAGAAGCCAATAAAAAGTACTTTGTGCTATATTTAGGTAAGATTATTAACACTAAAAATATCGACAAATGAGAACAAAAACTTTTAAAGAATTATCAATAAGGGTTACATACTCTGTAGACCTTTCAGAGGTAGAAATACCAGAAGAAATTGCTAAACAAATGGAGCAAGCATATGATAGAAGAGAAAGAATTTGTCTATGGAGACCATTACAATATCCGAAATTAGAGCAATGGTTGATAAACTATGTTAAAGAAGAGGATAGCGAAGACCTTGAATACGAAATTGAAATTTTAGAAGCCGAATAAAATGAATACACATAATTACCCCACTTGGCTCGTATCCTTAGATATAGCCAAAGAACTTAAAGAAATAGGCTTTGATGGACGTTGTCTATTTGCTTTTGACACCGAAAAGAACGATTTATATCTCATACAAAGAGAAAAAAAAGCCTGCGTGTGGTATGAGGATATTTCACTACTCTATGAACCAGTAGTTCCTCCTGATAGTTTTTTAGTACCTGCTTGGACAGATGTATTTGTTTGGTTCAGGGCACGTGGATTGCATTGCTCTATCCGTTACCTTGTAGACCTTGAAACCTACTCCTTCTACATCCACGACAGTTGTAACTGGTACAAAGGTAGTGGCAATCGTGATACTTACGAAGAAGCTATTGAGGTGTGTGTAGAAGATTTGATAAAAATATTCAATGAAAATAAAGATAGATAAAATGATTACAAAGTTAAGCGAATTAAAAGAAGGCTCTCTCATTCTATGTAAGAAGGAAGAGGATAATACTTTTTCTCCCCTGCTATTATCAGAAGAACAAGGAAAAGCCTTAAAGGCATTCCTAATTTCTTTAAGCCAAGATGAGCCTCTGGTATCATTAGAAAATTATACAAGACTAATTGAGAGAAAAACCTCCTTCACTTGTAGAGTTACGATTCCAAAGATTAATTGGGAAGGAATGCTGTAATTTTTTGAGAGACAAAGACACTTTTTTTAGTTCTTTGTCTCTTTTTTTGTAAAAAAATATTATATGTAAAACGCTGATTATATATCAGTTACACGTTTTTGTTACATCTGTAACAAAATAAATGTAAAAAAATACGCAAAAAAGTTGTACAATCAAAAAAGTTGCCGTATCTTTGTCGTGTAAAATTAAAACAAGAACAATTATTAACATTAAAAACTCAAAGAAAATGAAAGTTACAGTTAAAGACATCTACAACGAAGCTTCTTACATCAACCCAAGTGTATCAACTGTCAGCTCAATTGGTAGTTTTGTAGAAGAAATCAATCGCCAAGTTGCTAATTCTTTCAGAAGTAAATTAATGGCATACTTACCTACATCATCATTAGCTTACAAAATTATTTCTGAAAATTTAAAAGATTTTTTCAGTGAAAAACAAATGTGGGTAATTGCTTACGAATTACAGAAGAATGCTGAATACGTCGCTAAGTTACAAGAAGAATTAGAAGATGAAGAAAGAAGAGCAGAAGCCAAAGCAGCAGCAAGTAAAGCAAAACTTAACGCTAACAAAGAAGCAAGCCAAGAAGTACTTGATTTTGTAAAATCAAACAAAAAACTTTTAAAAGATTATTACACTTTTGTAAAAAAGAATAAAAAATACTCTAAAGAGTACTACTCTAAGAAGTTCACTTTAGAGAGTGCAACCGAATTTGTAAATTTAAAATAAGTATTAACATTTAAAACATTTAGAACGATGAAATTTGAATTTTACATCACAAAACGCTACACTTACATCGTAGCTGATAATGCTACTTTTCAAAAGAAAGAGCAGGGTTACCCACAAGTTAATGAAGTGTCTTTTGAAAAGGTAGATACGCAAAATTTTACCGAAACCCCATATTTTGTAACATTCATTGATGTATCGGGTGAAATTACCAACGAAAATTTGAATGAAGCGTACACTAAATTCTGCAATTTCTGCAAGAGAAAACACGAAGCAAAGAAAATTCAGAATGAGAAAGAAGGGCAAGATTTAGAAGCTGATTTTCGCACTCTCGAAAATGAAATTAAAGAAGGTAAAGTATTCGAGGCTAATATAGATAATATCAGAAGGATATTGAAATACCTTAACTCTATGAATTGGGGGGTATGGCGATTACCCAATATGTCAGTAGGTTACAGTGCGCACCAATACGATGACAATGGGCGCAATGTTACCACAATTAGCCTTGATGAACCTATTAACTATTATGGCGAAATGATTTGTAAATTCAAAGTAGGGGGCAGTCGCAATTTCTTGCCTAAGTATCGCTTTATTAGATAAATTAAAAGCCCCTAACACTACATTAGGGGCTTACTTGTAAAATTAAAAACAAGTCTAACGATTTAAAAACAACCCTTAGAAATGAGGGGCAAAAATACAAAATAATATGGACAATAACAAACTTTTTGAACTAAAAATGCCAAAGTTTTTATTGGCATTACAGCCAGAGCCTGAGCATTTGCCTAATAAATTTCACTTTATCTACTCACCTCTCTACTTATCTCTGATATTGGTAATTAGAGAGCGTACACAGCAGATAGTTCTTAACAGAGAATTAAAGAGCAAGCCTCAGAAGTTATATGTATTCAATGAATATGAGAAATTCAAGCTCATAATAATTCAGAATAACGTAAAGGTAACAGGAGGGGAATTAGCCCCTGTTATTTCTGAAACACAATTCTTAGATGAAGCGTGGGAATGGTATAATACTAATATGATAACACAAGAATAATTATGACAGCACACGAGAAAGCAATATACATCATTCAGCAATTGGAATTATCCGATAGCAAGGTAGCACGTGCGATAGGCAAAAGCAAATCGACTACCACCCACAAGAGAATGAACTTAAGAGGAGCAAAATTCAGTGAAGAAGAATTTACAAATCTTCGTGATTTCTATCTCGAAAAATTCAGAAAAATAGAAATGTTATAATAAAAAATTTCGAAAGTTGTCCCTTAATTAATAACTGATAAAAGATAAAAGGTAAAAGTTTATTTTATAGTCTTTTACCTTTTATTTTTTTATTTTTTGGCTTCTTAAAATCTCCCTCCTACTCTCTTACATCTCCATTATAGCACTACTACTGCTCACATACAGGCTACATACTGCCTATACCTCGCGAAACCTTATAAATAAGCACCTCACAGTACTCTTTATTTTTATTTTTTTATTAGTAATAGTCCTTTCACACTCCTTTCTAACCGCCTACTTTTGCAGTATAATCTGTTAATTATGATAGATATTTGTAATCTCCCCGAACCCTTTACTCGAGAAATCTCTCACGTGCTTCTCTTTGATGCTACTTCTTTCAGCTTCAATCAGAACCTTCGTGCGCTTACTCCAGATGTGAACAGCTATTTGTTGCGTATCGACTTGCATAACCCCTCTCCCTACAACCGTAAAGTGAGTATCAAGCAACAAAATCACAACGATTATTACGATGTACAAGTGTCATTACCTATCTATGACTTATCCAAAGAAACACGTAAGAAACTCATCAGCTTTCGCAAACAGCGTAAGTACGTGGTGGCTCTCGTTTCACAGCAGGAAATGCTCATCGTAGGAAATGCTCGCGAACCTTTTACCCTCAGCGTAGATGATAACATTACAGATAATGGCAAAGGAGCCGACACCTATATAGTAACCCTTACAGGGCAAACTATTATTTTTCCAAATATCAGCAAAATTACCGAGAAATTCCGTGTCCTTTTCTTTATGCCTCCATTGAAATAATTTTGCCCTGTAAATCTGTTATCTAAGTATGTTTTTTTCAATTAATCATAATTATCTAGTTCAGAAGCTCCCCGAGCTCCTCTTAGCCTTCCGTAAGGGAGGCTTTGAGAGCTCTCATTGGTATGAGGAAGTTTACCAATGGGATTTTCAGGAGCGTAATGCCTCACTACAGTATGGGCGCAAGTTTTTTCCCGTAATTGTAGATTTAAAAACTCCCATTGTAAAATACACCTCCTACGGCTACATCGGCACTCAATATATTAGTTCTCTTTTAAAATCTTTAGATTCCCACCCTTCCGTAACTGCTATCGTTTTAAATATCGATAGCGGGGGCGGTATGGTGGGGGGTACTCAGGAGCTTGCTCACACCATTCGCTCTATGCAGAAACCTACCATTGCCTATACAGGAGGTTATATGTGTAGTGCAGCCTATTGGATTGGCAGTGCGTGCGACAAGGTAGTAGCCGCCCCCTTTGCCGAGTGTATTGGTAGTATAGGAACGATGCTCAGCGCACAGGATTTTGCCCCTCTTTTAGAAAAGTATGGTGTGAAAATTTACGAACTCTACGCTCCCGAAAGCACTGAAAAAAACAAAGCTTGGCGTACTCTTAAAACAGGTGATGACAAAGCGGTTTTGCAAAACTTATCCGACTTTAACGCTCGTTTTTTGAGCGATGTTAGAGCTTTTCGTCCCGAAGTAAACGAAGTAGTATTCAAAGGTGATGTATATATGCCTGAGAAAGCCAAAGAACTCAGACTTATTGATGAAATAATGACCCTTGACGAAATCATTCGTCAATTAATAAATTAATAATTAAGAAAAATGAAACACGCAAAAATCACTGCCCTATTGGCTCTGGCAAGTCTCAATCTCAAAAAACCTCTAATGGGGGGCGAGCACTTTGCTGAGCTCAAAGAATCGCAGCTCGACAAAATTGAAGCGGCTCTTGAGGCGGCTGAAAACGCTGCCGACAATACGAGCCTTGAGCAACTAATGGCGACCCTTAAAGCCGACAATGAAATGCTCTTGGCTGAAAAGGCTACCCTTACTGCCGAGAAAGAAGCTCTTACCGCACAAGTAACGGCTCTTACTGCTGAAACTGAAAAGTTACAGAAAGAATTAAACGAACGCCCTGCCCATTCGCTACCCGGTAACGATGGCAAAGAGGCTTCGGAAGGCAACGGACTTATCGACGGGTACTTAGACCCTAACGATGCTCATAACAAACTTTTAAACGAAATATAATTCTTATGGCAAAAGAAGAAACTATGAAAGTGGAGCAAATCAAAAACGAATTGCTTCGCTACATCAGCACAAAACCTAAGTTGCTGCAAGCAGCTATACTCTCTAAAGAGATTTTGCTCAACCGTCATTCGCGCACCATTACCAAGGTAAAAGGCGAATACGTATCATTACATTCGCTCATTGGGCACGTGGTACAAGGATTCAACTCCAAGAAGTGGACTCCTTACGGCGAAGTGCAATTCCGCAAAAAGGTGATGAAAAACTACCATCAGAAGGTAGACTTTGAACTCGACCCTGCCGAAATTCTCGGTACTGTACTTGAGGAAATGTATGACGAAGGAAAATCACTCAAAGACAAATCAATTTCAAAACACGCGATTGATTTGCTCTTGCAGAAGATTATTTCGGACGTGAATATCCTTTCGGTTATTGGTAAGTACGATGCCAATAAGATTGGTATTGCTACCCCTGAGTTTGGCACTTCAATGGATGGGCTTAACGAAATTATCGCCAAGGGATTGAAAGATACTGCCAACCCCTACTTCCTCATTCCTGCCGATGCTATCACGGCTACCAATATCTTAGATGTGGTAACAGCTTACGAACGTGCCTTGCCTGCGGTATCGAAGAACCAAGTAACAAAAATCTTTATGAGCGTTACCGATGCTGAGAACTACCAAATTGCCTACGAAGACAAATTTGGTCAAAACAAGTTTCAAGACAACGCGCTCAAAACACGCTTGGGTAAACGCGAAATCGTTGCTATCCCGAATCTTAAAGAAGGTACGATTGTTTCAACCGTTGAAAACGGCTTCGTGAAAATGGTAGACATCATTGATAACCCTGCTACTATCACCGATGTACAAGTAGACAAACGCATCTTGAACATCTTAGGTGAGTTCACCTTGGGTTACGACTTTGCTATCAACGAACTTACTTATGTGTACACCTCCGATGGCACTAAGAAGCGCGGCTTGAACAACAAAGACCTCAATGAGTTGTACTATCCTGAAGAACAAGGATTGGAAGCGTAAACTAATTGGAAAATTAGCAGATGAGTAAATTTGCTAATTTTCTAATTCTCAAAATTTTCAAAATTAATCATTATGGCAAAAGAAAAAGAAACCCCCATAATGGCGAATGACAATTCGCCTAATATTGACAACGGGCGTGAACAAGCTCTTGACGCACGCGAAGAATTTCTTAATGAATACGAGTCACGCCTTACAGAGCGCGAATTACGACTCACTGAGCGTGAATCACAACTCGACGAGCGAGAAGAAGCTCTTACTGCACAAGTTACTGAAGAGTCTCAGGAAGAAACTCCACAAGAAGGAGTTGAATTTGAGTTTCGTGAAGTACACTATAAGTTTGCTGACGATGCTCCTAAAGTGCTCCTTATTGGTGGTGAAGCACTCACTCAAGAACAGATTGCTAAAGATGAGGATTTGCTTTTGCAACTCATTGGCGGTCGTTCGCCCCTAATTGTTAAACTTTAAAATCTAAAAAAATGGCAAAAAACTGTTTTGATAATGTACCTTACGAAAGCCTCGACGCTTGTCCTAACGACGAAGTGAGCGGAGGCATAAGTACCCGTGTTTTCTACGCCCCTACGGCGTTCCTCGATAAATGCGTCTTGCCTGCCAATACAGGCGAACTCGGCAAAGCCAACACGATTGAAGACGGCAATTTTACCCTACTTACTGATAAGAAGTGGAAGGGAATTGACGTGCAGATTGACGAAGGCGAACTAAAAACTACCCTTGTAGGCAATGCAGGTAACAAGAAAGCGAAGATAGAATTTGAGTTTAAAATACCGCGCTTTAATGCTGAGCCGCTCGACTTTATCAGTCGCTACAAGAATGTTCCTATGACCTTTGTAGTGCCCGATGCTCAAGGTACGCTTTGGGTAATAGGCACCAAGATTAATGGTGCTTTTATGGACACAGCCGAAGCTACTACGGGTAAGAAAGCCGAAGACGACAGCGGTATTACCCTCAAGCTGATATGTAACTCTAAATTGTACAAGTATGCAGGAGTTATCGCAGAAGCCTAATGCGAGTAGCACAGGCGATTTGAAAGAAACAGAAAAGGGAGTAGTCACATATTTTAAAAGTCTGCTTCCTGGCGGTAAGGCTTACTTTACCCAAGACAGAGAGTTAGGAGGAGGCCTGCAAGTAATCGACTTAAGCAGAATACCTCACAACGCTAAGATTCTTTATCTTAAAGGCTTCCCATACTTAGCCTTGGAAGAAGCTGCTGCCGAACTGTTAAAGAATGCCAGCACTGACACCTTGCAAAAGCTCATCGAAAAGAAGAAAACACAATATCCGCCCGATGTACCTATCTTGGAGAAAGCGTTGGCATTAAAGAAGGTAGAAGCGAATAGCAATTCGCCCGTACAAAAGGAAAAACGTGATTAATTACCGCGAACAATACAAGCGTTTACTCAGAGAGTTTGAACGCCTTGGAGGCAATCTTCAAGGCGTTTCTCGCTTTTTCTCCCTCGAGAATGAAGCGAAGCTGAGAAGGGAGATGAGTAAATTAGCAAATTCGAGAATTAGCAAATTAGAAGATATTAAGGAAAGTCATACAAATCAGTCTAAACCAAAAGAAGATACAGTTCCTCTGATTGCTAATTTTCCACCAGCGTTACACCCTATCTACTTAGCTAAGAAGAATCATTGGCTACGAGCCTGTTCGCTGAAGCTCGCTCTCAACGCCTTGCCCGCCAAGGAGGAAGAAAAAGCCCGCAACTTGCAACAACAGCTGTGGCAACTCTTTGAAGAAATGGACACTTGCGATGCCATACTCAACCACTGGACGAAGTATAAGCGTATACTTACCTCTGTTTCCTCTTTGGGTGAGACAGAAGGAGGTTTGCCAAATAAACTACAGCACCTTTCTCCTGTACAACTTGTGCAACGCCTGCACACCCTACGCAGTAACATTGTATCACGAGAGAAGAGCCTAAAGAAATGGAGCGAGCAAGCGCAGGTAGATAAAGACAACTTTACCTTAAAGGAAAAGATATTGAGAAAGAGGGAAGAGGTGGAACAGATGAAGCTATTGGTAAAAAAAATTGAAAAAAAAATTTCGGAAGTTGTCCCTTAGAAAAAAACTTAATAATCATAGAAATGAAGAACAAATAATTATGAAGTAAACTCATAGGAGGAAAATAAAAAAGTCCTCCGTTATTAAATAAAAAACTCCTACATCTTTTAAATAATAAGCCAACAGGCAACGGAGGACTTAGGTCTTTCCGCCTGCTGGCTATTTTTGTTCTTATCTTAGATGTAGGAGTTGCAAAATTACAAAATTAATTCAAATTAAAAAATTAAATTAATGAAATCTATATCAAAAATTTGGCAAAGAACACCTATAAGTTATTACGGGGGTAAGCAAACAATGCTTCCTTACATTTTGCCTTTGATTCCCAAGCACGAAGTTTATACAGAATCATTCTTTGGTGGAGGAGCTGTTTTTTGGGCTAAAGAACAGGTAAAAACGGAAATAATCAATGACTTTAATACTAATGTATACAACTTTTATAAGGTATTGAAATATGATTTTCAAAAATTAAAGAGGCTGGTAGAAAATACTGTTATCAGCCGTGATGTCTATAAATCTGCTTTGGTAATTTACAACACTCCTCACTTATTTTCAGAGACACAAAGAGCGTGGGCATTTTGGTTTTCTACAAACTTTGGTTTTTCAAATCAGGTAATGAATTGCCGTATTACCTCTAATTCAAAGAGTGTAAAACTTTTGAATAATAAAATTGAAAATTTTACCGATGTATATTCTCAACGATTACAAAATGTACAATTGGAAAATAACGATGCTTGTGAGGTAATTCAGAAAAGAGACTCTCCCAATACATTTCACTATTGTGATCCACCTTATGTAGGAGCAAATCAAGGACATTACGGTGGATATACTCAAGAGCATTTTAATGAACTTCTTAATACCTTATCACAGATTAAAGGAAAATTTATCTTGAGTTCCTATCAGAATGAAGAGCTGGAAAAGTATGTTAATGAGTTTGGTTGGAAACAACATAAAGTATTGTTACACTTAGGGAGTAGTCATACTAAAAACAAAAAAAGACAAGAAGTATTAACAATAAATTTTTAACTATGAATGAATTATTAGCACCCTTAGAATGGTACACTGTTCAAAGAAAAGTTTCGGAACTTGTCCCTTACGAATACAATCCCCGAAAAATATCTGATTTAGACAAAGAACGTCTTAGGCAATCATTGGAAAAATTCAACTTGGTAGAAATTCCTGTAATAGACATTGACAACACCCTTATAGGTGGACATCAACGGGTTGTGATACTATTTGAATTAGGTAGAGGTGAAGAAATCATAGATGTTCGCATTCCAAATAGAAAACTTACAGAAGAAGAATTTAAGGAATACAACCTTCGTTCAAATATCTTAAATGGTGAATTTGATTATGAAAAAATATCTGAATTCTTCTCTAATATTAACCTTGCAGAAATAGGTTTTGACATCACTTCATTTGATGAGTTTATTCAATCAGAAAACGCTGTGAGGATAGAAGTAGAAGAAGAGGTAGATGTTATACCCCCTAAAAACATTCAATCTAAGGAAGGTGATATTTTTGAATTGGTTTCAACGCAGAAGGGAATTACACATAAGGTTATCTGCGGTGATTCAACTAAAGAAAAAACCTACAAAGAACTGCTGGGAGATGAAATTTTTAAATTAATAGTAACGGACCCTCCTTATAATGTAAATTACGAAGGAGGAACTAAAGATAAACTGAAAATTAAAAATGACAAAATGAGCGATGGGGCATTTTTTGAGTTTCTTTATGATTTTTATCAACACACATTTAATCACTCAATGATTGGCTGCCCTACCTATATCTTTTACTCAGATTCCGAAGCGGTAAATTTTAGAACAGCAATGCAAAAAGCAGGTTATAAGATTTCAAACGTACTAATTTGGGTGAAAAATCAATTCGTATTAGGTCGGTTAGACTATCATATGAAACACGAACCTATATTGGTTGGTGAAATTGAAGATGTAGAACAAATAAAAGAACATCAGCCAATTATTTATGGTTGGCAATCGGAAGGCAAACATCCCTGGTATACTGACCGCAAACAGTCTTCAGTCCTTGAATTTGACAGACCTAAAAGAAATGCTGATCACCCTACGATGAAACCTATTGAGCTTATTGGATATCTCATTAAAAATAGTTCACAACAAAAAGATATTGTAGGAGATTTATTCCTTGGTTCTGGTTCCACTTTAATTGCTTGTGAAATGAATTGGAGAACGTGTAGAGGGGTAGAATTTGACCCCCAATATATGGATGTAATAATACGCCGTTGGATATCCTATATGAAGACAAATAATTTAGGTTTTAAAGTGATTTGTAATGGAGAAGAGCTTTCAGAGGAAAAAATAAATTTATATTTAGTGAAAAAATGTGAATAAAAATTTGTAGAAGAAAAATATTATTAGTAATTTTGTATTTGGTTTCTTATAAAAGAGTTCTATAACAAAATAAAAATAATTCAATATGAAAAAGTTTTTAATTATTATCACACTTATTAGTAGTTACTTTGTTTCAGCTCAAAATGAAGACCTTGCTAAACCATATACATTTACCGAAGTAGTAACAGTAGATTCTACCCTTACAGCAAAAATGCTATACGCTAATGCTAAAATTTGGTTCACTAATACTTTTAGAGATGCTCGTGAAGTTATTTTGTTAGACGATTCAAACAACAATATTCTATTAGGTAGGGGTATGATGTATTTCAATAGTAAAATATTTGTTGGAGGAGGTGCTATGTCAGGTGGAATAGAATATGAAATAAAAATAATGTGTAAAGATGGTAGATATAAATATATTATCACTAATTTTAATCACGAAAAATTGGGCATATTAACCAATGAACCCTATTTTAAGAAGGTTCCTGCTGGCTCAGAAAAATATAAAATAAAAATGACTACTGAATTAAGAGCTTATATCTATTTACGTACTACGGCTCTGATAAATAACTTAAAAGTAGCAATGGATAAACCTCTTCCTACAAATGAAGATTGGTAAATTATAAAGGATATTGAAGAAAATAACCTGCAAAATACTTGCAGGTTATTTTTTTTGTGCAAGCCGCACGGGCAATTTAAAAAATTTCTTCTAAAAACTTGCAGATTAAAAAAACTGTTGTACCTTTGCACCGTCAACATAAGAATTGGAGTAAAAATCCAGCAATTTATCATTTTATTAACGATATAATCCGTGAGGGGGTGCACGTTCAGTAATGGCGTGCAAACAATCTGCATTCCAATGCTTGTGTTGACAGCCCCTACTCACGGATTTTTAAATTTTTTGTATTATGTCAACACAAGAATTTTTAACCACAGAAGAGCGCGAGCAACGAAAAGCAGCGCACAAACGCTTCCGCGAAATTGTAAAACAACACTGGCAAGAGGAAACACTTAAAAAACTCAGTGCCAAAGCCTGCAAGAAAATTGAACGTACCGAGAACCCTGAACCTGAGCTTATGGCATTAGCTGAAGATGCCGGCGGGTCTTTTAGAATGCGCTTCAGCAAAGGCGTATGGTATTTGCATTTTACTTTCTTCGGTAAAAAGGTAGAAAGCTCCGCCCCTACCCTTACCGAAGCTATCAACAGCTTAATTATCAACAAACACTTAAACAAGTAATTATGAAAACAGATAATAAAAAAATGCCCCGCGCCTTGAGCCAAGAGCTCGGCATTAAACTCTCAGAATGGACACATAATGTTACCTCGTATTTTGATTTTTGCGATAACAAGCAGGAAGAACTTTTTGCCATTATCCGCTCCCCGGAGACCCTAATATTATCAACACTCGCGATGAAAAAGACACTATACACGATGTGCTTTCGTATATGCTTTCCTTGTCGTTTATCGTATTGAGAGAGAAGGAACAGATAGAGGAATTTTACAAAGACTATAACGGATTTAATAATTAACAAATATGAATGACTACAAAGAAATCTTTAAAACCCTCCCCCCCCCACCACACACCGCGCCC